AGAACAGAGCCATAGTTCGTCATTTCGGTCACTATGCAGTCAAAGGCCTTTCCGCCTAGTGTCCTATCTGATTCTACCGCAAGCCCGATGGCATAGTCACCTGTGCTTGAACAGTAGGAATCGAGATTTCTTTGAGCAGTTCTTTCATCTACCCTGCCTACAATAACCTGAACGGCGAAGTTGTATTCAGTCATCCCACGCTTGAAGTCTTGGTGATACTGAACTCGATTGAGCTGAACAATCGCAATCGGCGGCGATGGGTTGTCTGGGATTGTGGCAGAAACCCTAAGACCGGGGATAGTCGCAAGGTTGTTAGCAATTCCTTGCCGAAGCTCGGAGATGTCTGCCATTAGGCTGCCTGAATCTTTCGGTAAGGACTGATTAGGTGTTCGACATCAGGATCAAGGCGGAAGCCGATTCTCATTGAGCCAAGCTCGCCAGAGATGATTCCAAGTGGTGAGTCGAGTCGCTTGAAGATTCTTGACGCAAGGATGACAGTTGCCTGAGTAATAGCGATAGGCACAGCCGACCAGCCCCAAGTTCCAGTCAGGCGAACAGTTGCGTCACCGCCAGAGACAGGAAAGAAATAATCTTTGACAGCTCTGATTTGAGTGTAAGAAGTTACGAGTCCACCTGCTCGACCATTGAGTGGCTCAGCCTGCCAGTCATCGGCAGCCCACTCGGTGTCGTAGGTCTCGCCATCCTCTGAGGTCTCAACCTTAGTCAGGGTGATGAAGTCCTCGGTGGCGCAGACATAGTTGTCAAGCGGTGCGAAAATCTTTACAGCTGTCCCTGCGTTGTAGAAGTAGCGCTCGGTGTAAGAGTCAATTTGGCGAGAGGCTGCTTCAATAGCCATCTCGATGGCAGCGTCATCTAGTCCGTCTTGGATTCCGATAGCTGATTTGACCTGTTGAAGTGTGGCGTAGCCATTGTTAATAGACATAGATTCTCCTGCTCTAATTCTACCTTTAGAACAACCGCTTCGACCAAGTGTCAGGCAGGCGGTCAGAGACTATCTCGATGGGCAAGTGATACTCAAAGTCTTTTGTTCCCCTGCCTCTGATCCACTCAACCAAGTCGGTTAGCCCTGCGTCTAGAGTCTTAGAGGTTTCATAACCCAAAAGCCTGCGAGCCTTGTCTGATGAGCAGAGCGCAATCTTGACCTCTTGTGGTCTGCCGCCTGTGTAGATTGGCTCAAAGTCTGTGCCGACTATCTTTTGCAGTCTCTCGGTTAGTTCGTTGATTGTGACTGCTTCCTCGTCTGGCCCAATGTTTATTACTTCCCCTGCCACCGAGTCATCTAGGCAGGCGGTATAAAGCGGCTCGATAACATCGTCAATAAAGCTAAAGCAGCGCATCTGAGTTCCATCGCCATAGATGATTGGCGGCTTGCCCTGAAGTAGTCGGTTGGTCATAATCGAAGCGACATTCCTAAAGGGGTCATCGTATTTCTGGCGTGGCCCGATGATGTTGTGAGGCACAAGAATAACCCAGTCCATGCCATGCGTGTCGCAGATGTTCTTGACTAAAAGCTCTGAGGCTACCTTTGCGATTCCGTAGGGGTCTTGCGGAGCGACAGCCATGTCCTCGGTGTAAGGGGTCGGCAGAGTGCCGTAGCGAGCCATAGAGGACAGGTAGACAAACTTCTGAACGCCATGCCTCTGAGAAGCCACCAGAGCGTTTGTAGTGGCTTGAACTGTGTTTTGTATCACCAGACTAGGGGAGAACACAGATAAGCCCTCGTAGGCGGTGCAGGCGGCGTGTATGACCAAATCTGAGCCGATGAATCCCTGCTCCATTTTTTCGATGTCCCAAGACAGGTCATGCTCGTAAAAGTCCACTCCCTCGGGGACATTTGATAGATAGCCGCCAATTAGAGAATCTACGCCCTTGACCCTCCAGCCCTCGGCTAGAAACAGGTCAGCTAAGTGTGACCCTAAGAATCCTGCTACCCCGGTGATTGTTACCTGTGCCAACTATTAGCCCTAATCCTTTCCAGATTCCAGCGACCCTCTGAATAGTCATCGGTGTCGCATTTTGTTTGGTAGTAAGCCTGATTAGAAGGCCAGCTAATCCCATTGCGGTTAGGCGTTGTAGGGTCGTTGATCGTAGAGGCGTTGTCATGGTGGACAGGTGCATCAACCTTTAGAACAGAGAATCCCTTTTTTGTTACCCTGCGTTCGTAGTCATTGTCCTCGAAGTAGATTGGATAGATTGACTCATCAAACAGCCCAACCTCTTGAACTAACTGCTCTCCAACGCTGAAGCTCTGGTAGTAAGGCCAGATTGAGTTGAGCGTCAAAGTGTCAGGCCTCGATGCCTCTGCCAGCTTTTGAAGCGAGCCGGGGTGGAACTGATTGTCTGCCGAAGTGAAAGTCCAGAACGGCTCAAACGGAAAGCATTTGATTCCCAAGTTCCAGCTACCTGCTACGCCTTGATTAGATGGCATAGTCAGGATGTGAGTTTGCTTTACAACATCAGGAACATCTAGGTCTTTTAGCCCCCTGCCATTGTCAATTATTAGCAGGTCAGATAGCTCGTAGTCGATGCTGTGAACCATGCGCTGAAGCAGGTCATAGCGGTTGAGGACAGGGACAATAAGAATCAAACTAAGCCCTTTAGGAATGGCAGCCAGTAGTGATTCCAGACTTTCTGAGAATCATAATCCTGAGCAAACTTGCGTGACTTTTCTGAGTAAGAACCCTCGGCTTTCCAAACCTCGTAAGCGTTCTCTAGCTGAGTTGCGATTGAGGCGATGCTTGGGGTTTTCCACCACGCTGCCTGAGCCTCATCCCAGAATAGCTGTCCCGAAACCTTGAAGCCATCCTCTGCCACTAAGTCTCTAGGGCCAGTCCAGTCGGTAGCGATGACACGAGTTCCACAGGCTTGTGCCTCGATAATCGGAATCTCAAAGCCACCACCGAGCGACAGTTGCAGAGCAACATCGGCAGTCGAGTAGAAGCCAGCTAGGTCTTTCGGATCAAGTCCGAGTCGGTAGTCAATAGCGTCAGGGAAGATGACTGCATCCATTGGAATACCGCAGGCCTGAACAAGTCTTGGCAAGTTGAATCCACCATAGATTCCTTTTGGCTCTGTATGGATGTAGAGATAGGCGTTGGGGACTTTCTGGCGGAATACTGCGAAAGCCATTAGACCCTCAGCGAAAGCCTTGCGGTGAATTGACTTGTTTGCCTTGTTAGCAGAGTTCATCATCACTAGGAAGTCTGTGTCTTTCAGTCCTAAGAATTCTCTAGCGTCTTGCTTGCCAATTTTGTCGGTTGGCTTGAAAGTCGAAACTGTGTCAATCGAGTGAGGGATGTAGTGACCCTCGATTCCGTTTTCCTCTAGCTGTTCTTTTCCAAATGGAGCCATAGCAATAGGTGTGACATTCTCTTTTACGAGCCATTGCTTGACGGCAGGTGGCATTGAGATGTGGTCGAGTGGAACCCAGCTTAGGATTCTTGGGAATTCTTCAGTAGGCCATGCTTCGGGCTTTAGAGTCCAAACATCTCCAAGCGTCAGGATGTAATCTTTGTAGTCTTTCTTTGCTGCCTGCATCTTGTGAGCGATTGCTAGAGCGTCTTGGCTCATTGGCTCGTAACCTCTGGCGTAGTGAGGGATTTCTCCAAAGGCAGTCTTGTAAGTGGAGTTGCTTCCCTCTAGTCCCCAGTTGGATTGGTGAGCGGCATTGACTCCATGCTTTACTAAATAATCAAGCAGAATCCCAACCTGCATCCCATAGCCTGTCGGCTGATAAGGGGAGTTCGACCAAGTGGTTATGGTCAGGTCTAATTTCTCTGGCTTCATGATTTCCTTTCTAGCTCCACCATAGCAAAAACCCCCACCAAATTGGTGAGGGTTTCGCCAGAGTTTCTAGGAAAGACTAAGCAGCCGATCCCTTGAAAATCTTGAAGTGGTCTTGGTGTGACAGGTTTCCATCAACACGAATCAAGAAGCGGAATACTGCAAGGTCGTTAGCGAACTTGTAGTCATCGCTTCTGTCTACTCGTAGACCGCCTGCGACACGAACCTTGTAGCTTGGCAGGTATCCGAAACCAACTGAAGCAGCAGCAGAACCTACTGCTGGAGCTGCTGGGTTCTCGTGAACTGTGTATCCAAGAAGGGTGTCAGAGGTAGCGCCGTTTAGACCTGGCTCGAATAGGTAGTAACCATCGGTGGTCTTTAGCTTACGAGCGTTGCGGATTGCGGTTGGGGACATTAGCCAGCCGGTTCCGTTCAGTCTGCGAACTGCGCCGTCTACTGAGTAGACAAGGTCAATTAGCTGGTCTGCGGTGAATAGACCGCCAGCGATGGTTCCGGAAACTCCGGTTCCTGCTGCGGTAAATATACCAGTTGGGGCAGAAGCTCCGCCCGCTCCGTTTGTCAGAGCGTCATTGACGGCCACGCCGATTGAGTTACCTGCTGCACGAGCTAGAACCTCAGCGACATCCACTCCACCATCTTCGATCAGTTCACGAGCTACTGGAACTAGGAAGGCATACTTCTTAGCGCCAAGAGTGATTGAGCTGAAGGTTGGCTCGGACTCGTTGATTTCTGCGCCCGGTGCTTCGTAACCTGCGGTTCCGTAAGCGGTAAGGGTTGGAATCTTTAGGTCTTCACCAGACTGGGTGTTGAATACCTCAGAAACATCTAGCATTGGGCCAACCTGACGAGCAAGGTCATAGACACGAGCTACGAAGGACTGTGGCACAACTCCACCAGAGTTGCTTGGGGTTAGGGTTCCACGAGTCTCAAAGTTGTGAGAACGAATCTCACCCTTTGCTAGGGAACGGACATAGTCGTAGTCAGACTTTGCAGTCTCAGCTACAACGAAGTCAGAAGCAGCAGCAATGGCCTTAGCCTCACGCTCTTCTGCCTTGCGGATTGTTTCGATTGCTTCAGCTCGCTTGTCTAGGTCTGCGTTGATGCGGTCGAACTTCTCGTTCTCCTCAGCAGTTAGATCACGCTTTTCAGCAGCAGCGGTGTCAAGAAGGGCCTTTGCTTCTTCCCACGCCTTTGCACGAGCCTCTGCCTGTGCCTTGATAAAGGACTGTGACATTGGGTTTCTCCTATTAGTTATTTGACATCAGCCGAGCTTACTCAGAACTGAAAACAGGCGGTGCTTACACTCAGCCATGTTTTTATTCTATCGCACAGGGTAGGGGAAACCCCGTAGGTAGAAAGGAAAAGACCCTACGGGGTGGAACTCGCTCTTGGCAACTATCGCTGAAGGGGGTTAGCGAATTTCTGTTGGCTTGGTAATGCGAGTTTCCCTTG